TGTGCACTAATCCAGCGTTTGCTAGGTAAGTGTTTGTGTCTGAAGCGGTAAGCACCTCACCAGTAGTAAAAGTTTTTATAGCCATTAGTACCCCAGTCTATTAAAGTCAAGTTTGCCGAAAGTGGCATTGTCAAGAATTAGATACGCGTTAAGGTCGGCTGCCGAAACGTAGTACGTGTATCGAGCTTCGCCAGGCACAGCGCTAAATGTGTACCCTTCGACAATACAAGAATAAGTGGTTCCGCGAAATGCAACGGTGACTCGTTTGCCTATCTGCCTTCCACATTTATTAGCGCCAGCGCCTAGGTCGTCAAGTCCCATAGTGTTTTGAGCGTTTGCTAAACAAGTAACCGAACTGATAGCAACCTGTGGCGTCTTGTAGTTATTTAGCAAATAGTTCGCATAGTCCAATGCTTGCCCAGTTGTAGCGTTCAGCGTGTTTACCGTGTATGTGCGGTAAGGCGCGCTACCGCTAGTCACAGTCTGGGCTGCTGGAACCTCAGGATCGACGGTGACTTGAGTGTAGAAGTTGTCTGCGTAACTTGAGAATGTTATGCCATCATAAACTTGGTTGGTGGCGTCGTTTGTCGTGTCGCTAAAATTGACGCCAGCGTCGCGCACGAGGAATGGGCTTAGAAACATCGTTCGCGGTTGTATAACCAGAATGTCAATAACGTCAATGATCCGAGCGTTAAGAGAAAGGGCTGCAGAGTTTAGGTAGTCCGCCCAAGTGCCGTTTACGGTCGTCGCTGAAAGATCGGAGTTGCCGACTCCGCTATCAAGAAATACGGTGTAGCCAGTTTGAACTCCAACCGCTGCTAATTGTGTTTCAAGTTTTGCAGCTGCCATTGCGTAGCCTTCGCCACTTTTGCGCCCAAACTCGGCTAAACCTGCTTCGCAATTTATAGTTAAATAGTCGCCGTTGCCGACGCCTCCGCTGTAAGGCTTGTCAAATTGCACTTGGAGATTGCTTATTTTGCCTAAGAAATTGAGCAGGTTTGTCGCCGAGTTTTTGACCTGAATAACTGTCCCTGGTACTAACGCTGTAATCGGTGACGCGTAGCCCGTTGGGTATCTCATGACGATCGTGGCGGTGCTTGTGCTGTATTGGTCTAGTTGTCTTTGACGACCTACGTTGATGTCAATGGAAACGACGTTAGTGAGCGCAACTAAGCCACTAGAGGCCGTGTAGTAACTGACGGTGTAGTTTTGTACTGCCATCAGAAAGCGTTATTAACTCGAATAGGTACAGCGCCGTTAGTCCGCATATAGGCGCGTAATGCGCTTACTACTGCATTGGGGTCTCCGCCGTTTACGTTGATAGTGATGTTGTTACCTAGTGAGCCAGCGCGGTTGAGTGGGATAACGGCCTCGGGGCCTGCTTCGCCGATCATTGCCAGCGTCGGGCCTGTCACGATGCCACCATTAGCAAGCATCGGTATATCGGGAACATCAAAGCCTGCTCCTCCGATAACTGGAACCCAGCCTGGGATCTTGAACGAGAGTTTGCCGACTGTGTTGTTCCAGACTGAGGTGATGCCATTAAATAGGCCTTTATAGACTGCGACTAGCCCGTTTACGTATCCGCTGACAGCTGCTACAACTCCAGCGAAACCTGCTTTAATGCCGTCAAAGACTAGCCCTGCTATTTTGCCGACGCCTTCAAACACTTTTCCAAAGATGTTGAACTTGAGCTGCAGAATGACAAGTGCAGCGCCGACCGCAACAAATAGCGCGACAAGTAAGAAGATCGGGTTGAGTGCCATTACAGCATTGAAAGCGGTTTGGACGACGGTGAAGGCTGCGGTGGTTGCCGTCCATATTTTCATGGCTAAGTTGATTGCGATGATGGCTGTGGCGATGCCTGCGATTGCTCCGCCGACTATTAGGAAGGTCGTAGTGTTTTCTTGAGCCCAGGTTCCGAAACGCTCAATGTATGGGAGCACAGCTGTTATCGCTGGAAGCAAAGCTGCACCGATTGACTCCTTGGTTTCGTCTAGGCCGATCTGGAGTGTTTTGAAACGTCCTGCAGCGGTGTCTGCAGCTGCAGCAGCGTCTCCTCCAAAAGTGTCCGCCAGTACGCTCATCGCGCCCTCGACGTCTAGCCCGTCTTTAAGGAGTGTCTTCATCCGAGGGTCTAGGGCTTTGAGTCCTTTGTCGTTGCCTGCGTAAGCCTTGGCTAGCGCGTCGGTGACTGTGGCGAGATCTTTGCCTGTGCCTGCAGCGATGTCTTGAGCAAGTTTTAGCCCTTGCTGTGCTTCTTCAAGGTTCTCTGTGCCGATGACAAGTTTTGCTAGGGCTGGGCGTAGTTCATCGTCTGCGGTAGCGGTAGTCATTGAAAGCGAAGAGATGAACTGCTCGTTCTTTTTGATTGCTTTGTCTGAAGCGTTTGTTACGCCTCGGATGTTTCGCGCTAGTTGTTCTTGAGCTGCTGCATCTTCCATTGCGCCTTTGACGGCATCAAAAGCGACAGCGCCGAGACCTGCCAGAGCAGCTGCTGCTGGAACGGCTGCTTTTTTTATGGCGAATTGGGCTTTCTCGCCGACGGTCTCTAGTTGCTTAAATTCGCGGATGGCCTTATCGACGCCAGCTCCGACGTACTCGGTAATGATTGGGATGTTAATTGCCATTAGCGCGTCTCCTCGTTTACTTTCCGCATTACGTCGCGCACAAGATCCGACAGACCGCGTTCAACGTCTGGGAGATGTCTTTCCGCTGCAGGCCACAAGACTCGAGAGTTTTTGCTCCTGAGATTGTTGTTGAAGTTTGTGCCAGGGTTCGCCAAGCCAGCAACTTCAAAAATTGCGCCCGACGGATCTGACTGGGTTACGTAAAGCACAGCGGACTTGTTTCGGCGCGTAGAAGTTTTGAACTTGACGCCCGAGCGAACTTTGTTCACCGTCCAAGGTAAAAGAGTCCGACCGCGCTTGTCTGTCCACTTGTACTTCATGCCCGACAATGGCATTGAAGGGTAAGCGCCTTTTGCCTCGGCAAGTAGTGGGGCGACGATGCTTTTGGCGTCACGATTGAACTGTTTACGATACTCGGGGTCAATGCTCTTTAGGGCTTTGATAGCAGCTGCACCGCCGATGAACTCGGTTCGCGCTGTTGCTGTCATGTCTAGCCCTTTCTTTGAGAGTTGATTACGTCAATGCAAGTCATGAGATCCTGCAAGGTGAAGTTAATGTCTGGGGGCCAGTAGCCAGTCTCAACAAGAAGCTCGGCGAGCGTCCTTGCTACTGATCCCCGTCGATGGGGTTTTCTGCCTCGTTACTGATGACGTCTAGGGTCACAAGTTTTTTGAGGAAGTCGTCAAGTACGAGCGGAGGGTTGTGGCCTTGTTGCTTTGCAGCTTCATGAGCCAAGTAGCCAAGCATCTCAATAGAGATCCCAGAGGCGAGATCAGATGCTTTGACTTTGTATTTCCGCTCTAGTTGCACAATGTGAAAGAGATTAGTTTCGACAACGTAATCTCCTTCACCTGTATTGATCTTGATGGATAGTTTCATGTTGTTTCCTTTGCACGGTAGGGAGTTGGTTTATGGGGTGATGTCGCGAACCCAGGTGCCTCCCGAGAAGCTCACTTCAAATACTTGGAGCTCTCCGACGGTGTAGGCGTAAGCGTTGTTTGCGATCATGGTATTACTGATCGTCCATTCTGGATTGCTGGCACTAATCGCGCCTGAGTCCTTTTTGACGACAATGGTGGTCGTTCCCAGTCCGACTTGAGCTGCAAGAGTTGCTTCAACTTCTGTCGCTCCGTATGAAGCGTAAAGGGTGAGACTCCCTTCGACAGTTTGCAACCCAGGCACCATACGCTCTCCGAGATCGCCGAAGGCGGTGCTCGTAAGAGGGTTACTGCCGAGAGTAAAGCTGATAGAACTGGCCTGATCAACTAGATCGACGCCAGCAATAGTTAAGACTGCAGGCTGGGATAGGTAAGTGGTTGTTGCCATAGTTTTCTCCTGTTATGGGTTTCGTGAAGTCCCCACACGCACCGTGAGGTCGTATG